AGAAGTATTTTTTATAACGGAATTAAACCAAGCTTATTTTTTACTAAACCATTTGAAAAGTACGCTAAAGGATTACCTAAAGAATTAGAACAAGCATTTGCTTTAGATACAGAAGCATTTTTGGAATTTACTACTAAACAACAATTAAATGGCTAAAATTAATGTAAGAAGTCCTTACTATGTTTCAACATCTCAATCAGGGATGGTATCGGCTTCTATTGATATATATATTTACGCAGGGGTTAAAACAACAGACAGACCTGCAAGTCCTACTTATACTTTAAGTTCAAACGCAGCAAACGAAAGGGTGGACTTTGAGATAGCCGATTTGGTAAAGGATTATATTGAGATGACTTTAAGTTATGTCAATAGTCCCTCTATCTTAAATAATGTTTGGGTTGATTATGTAGTAACCAGATATTTTGTGAGTACTTCTGTGGCACAGCCTTTGGTTAATCTTACTGCTTTTTATGGATACGGATATATTCAAGATGGAGTCAATCCACAATTAGGGGGCTATGCTGCTTTGCTTACAAATCGACATATCGTTAAAAACGCTTCTGATATTTTAAGATTCCCAGTAGATAATTCTTATAATGGAACTACCGTTACCTTTAAGCGTAATGGTTCTGTTTTAAACACAGAAACAATAGTAAGTAGTAACAATTCTTACGACCAAGTAGAATATTTTGTAGCAACAGGAGTAAATCCAGATATTGATGAGGTAATAGTTACGACAGGGAATAAATCACAAGAATTTACAGTAGAAAACATAGAGGAATGTTTAGACACACCTTATAGATTAACCTTTGTGAATAGATATGGTGCTTTGCAGAGTCTTACGATGTTTAAGAAGTCTGTTCGTAATATGAACACCAATGTAACCTATTACAAAAAGAATATCGTTGAGAATGGTAACTACAATTTAGGTGAGGCACAGAAATCAATCGTTTTAAAGAACGCTAATGAATCTTTGACCTTGAATAGTGGTTTCTATCCAGAGAATAATAATGATGTCTTTAAAGAGCTTCTATTGAGCGAATATGTATGGATAAAATATGGTTCATATGAAATACCTTGTAACATAGCATCGAGTTCTATTAGTTATAAGACAAGCCGAAATGATAAACTGATAAACTACACTTTAGATATTGAGTTTGCTAATGATGTAGTTCAAAACATTCGATAGATGCAGATAGTTCAGCTTTTTGTAAATGGGGAACAAGTAGATATGTTCAAAGATGAGAGCATCACTATTTCGGATAGTGTTGCTACCGTTAAGGATATATCTAAAATCTACACAGCTTACTCAAGACAATTTACACTACCTGCGTCTAAAACAAACAACCGAATCTTTAAACATTACTACAACTTCAATGTAGTAGGAAATTCTTTTGATGCTCGATTTAAGGTTGATGCTTATCTAAATGTAAATGGCATAAGATACAAAGATGGTAAGTTAAGATTAAGCGGTGTAAAGCTTAAGGACAATTCGCCAGAATCTTATCAAGTTACTTTCTTTGGTAATGCAGTAGCATTAAAAGACTTATTTGGTGAAGATACCTTATCGATGCTTACAGGTGGTACTGAAGGCTTAAACACTTATAATCACAGTTACGATAATTTAACTGTTAGAAAAAGCCTTAACAATTCACAACAATTATTTAGAGGGACACCAAGAGCAGGGGATATTAAGTATAGTTTTATTTCTCATTCAAGGGTGTTTAGATATGATGGTTCTCAAGTTGTTTCTGATTTCAATGGAGAAACTGGGTTGAATGAGTTTTTAAGTTTAACGGATTTAAAACCTTCGTTGAGGTTAAAGTCTATTGTAAAGGCAATACAAGAAAAATACAATATAACTTTCAGTCAAGACTTCTTCAATACTGCTTACTTCAAAAAGTTGTATATGTGGTTACATAAACAAGCAGGAGTAATGACACAAGCAGCGGAAGAAAATTCTTTGCGTACTTACTTTAATGACTTTAGTGTTTGGACACTTTCAAGTGGTACGGAATATAGAGAAACAGACCAAACTTCTCCTTACTATGGTGATTTAGTTTCTTTTACAGAACCAAGTAGTATTCCTTTTCCAACAGGAAACGATGAGGTGGCATATGAGTTAAAAAGCTATACCGTAAATACTACACCAGTTGATTATACTGTTGCTATTAGAGATGGTGTTACATATAATTCAAGTGGTAATGGAAATACAACATTTACTATGCCTGATGGTATAGGAGATATGATTTCTAATAGTGGTTTTAGAGGTTACACATTAGACTTCACAATTACAAGTGCCTCTCCGCATAGTCCGACTCAATCTATTATTTTACAAAAAAAACAAAAAAGCGGAACAACTTGGATAGATGATGGTTCACCTTCTGTTTATAGTGTATCTGCTACTGCGGTTGCTAATTATTTAGATGTTCCAAGTCAAATGCCTAATATGAAGGTTTATGACTTTATCATTAACTTGTTTAAGATGCACCAACTTACCGCATCGATAGAAAAAGAATTAAACGGAACGGAAACAGTTGATGTTCTTCCATTACAAGATTACTATTCTACAGGGGTAACACACGACATCACTAAAAACATAGATGTAAGTTCTACACAAGTAGATAGGCTTGTTCCTTATAAAGAAATAAACTTTAGTTACAAAGGCAGGGGTAGTGCTGCTATTACTGCTTTTGACCAAGCGTTTCCTAATAACAAATTTGGGGATTTGAATTGGAACGATGGAACTAATGATATGGATGGTCAAGCTTATTCTGTTGAGTTAGGTTTTGAGCATATGTACTTTGAAAGGATTATAAGTTCTGGGGGTACAATAACAACACCTGTTCAGTATGGAGTAATGGTTAACCAAGATTTAGAGCCTATTGTGGGACTTCCTTTGATTCATTGTATTGTTTTAAGAGAAATGCCAGTGAATCCAGAACCACAATGGAATAGCTTTCCTTGGAACAATGGCGATGGAACTCAAGCTACTTTAGCAAGATTCAACGCACCTACCAATATTGACATAAATGGTAATTCAATCCATTGGGGGGCAGAATTAAACGAATATGACTTACCAGTAGTTTCGGAAGAAGATAGTCTTTATAATAGATATTATTTTGATTCTGTTACTTCAGTATTTGCACAAAACGCCAGAAAGCTAACCTATAAAGCTTATTTGCCTTTAGGTTTATTATTGTCGTATGAGTTAAGAGATAGATTTAGAATAGGATATAATACTTTCAAGATTGAGTCTATAAACACAAACTTACAGAATCAAGAAAGCACTTTAGTTTTATATAACGACCTACCACCTGCTTCTATTACTGGAGATATTATAATAGACCCAAGCAAACCGCCACCAGTTATAAAAGAAAAGCCTACACCTTGTGATAAAAGGTTGGTGTGGGATTATATGGATGATGTTATAGTTTATGTGGTTTACTTAAATGGCAAAGAAGCAACTAAAGTAAATCAAGATACACCATACTACGAATATGAAGATTTAGATTTCGAGTCAAGCAATACAGTAGGTGTTCAGGCAAGATATGGCACAGATATTTATTCTCGCATTGTAAGCGTACCGACTACTGGTTATGATTTGTTTTATTATTTAAACGAATTACAAGACAGGGCAACTACCTACGAAAACGAATGCGAAAGCTTTAACCTATTAACCGAATTAGACAGATGTTAAAAGCAATATTAGACGGACTTCAGTACGATATAAGCGGTGAATATATAGACATCGCTAAAGGGAAGTACAAGTTAGAAGAAACACTAAAAGAAGCACTAACTACAATTAAGAAAGAATGGCGCAAGAAGTAATATTAAATGTAAGGGCTAACACCAAAGAGGCTGAAGCAAGTCTTAAAGGTGTTAATAGCGAAATAAAAAACACACAACAAGTAAGTGGTGAGTTATCAGGGTCATTAGATAAGATGACTGGCGGTGCTATAACTAAATTCAATGCATTTAAAGGTACTTTAAAAGGTGTTACAGGAGGTTTTAAGTCTTTAAGGGTAGCTATTATATCTACAGGAATTGGTGCGCTTATATTGGCAGTTGGTTCTTTGACTGCTGCATTTACTGCAAGTGAAGAAGGGCAAAATAAATTTCGTAAGATATTAGGAATTATCGGTAGTGTTACTGGTAATCTCGTAGACCTATTGGCAGATTTAGGTGAGGGTATTATTAATGTATTTGAGAATCCTAAACAAGCAATAAAAGACTTTAAAAATCTAATAGTAGAAAATATAACTAATAGATTTAATTCACTTCTGGAAACTGTTGGATATGTAGGCAAGGCTATCAAATTAGTTTTTCAGGGTGAGTTTTCACAAGCTTTAGATGTAGGGAAAAAAGCAGCAAGTAGTTTAGTTGATAGTTTCACAGGAATACCTAACACAATAGATAAGGCAACTGAATCTGTTAAAGGTTTTGCAAAAGAAATACAAGATGACGCCAACGCTGCTGCTAAAATAGCCGACCAAAGAGCCGAAATAGATAAGCGTTCAAGACAATTATTAGTAGATAGAGCGAAAGCGGAAAGAGATATAGCAGCTTTAAGAGAAAAGGCTGCAGATAAAGAAAACTTTACCGCAGCAGAGCGTATTAAGTTTTTAGAAGAAGCAGGTCAGATAAGCGAAGGTTTAGCAAACAAAGAAATAGCTATTGCTCAATTAAGATTTGAAGCAAAACAAGTAGAGAATAGTTTATCCAAGTCAACTAAAGAAGATTTAGAGGAACAAGCACAATTAGAGGCTGATGTAATTGCTAAACAAACCGCAAGATTAAGACTACAAAAAGCTTTAACTGCTGAATTAACAACCGCAAGGAGGGAAGATGCTGCCGAAGCGGATAGATTAGCTAAAGAAGAACAAGCTAAATTAGATGAGGCTGCAAAGAAAGAAACCGATAGATTAGCAGCTATTGAAAAGATTCAGGATGAGTTTAAATTAAAGCAAGACGAAAAAGACGCACAAACTAATCTTCAAAAAGCAGAACTTGAAGAACAAAGAAAACTTGCTGAATTAGATGCGTTAAATGCAACTGAAGAACAAAAACAAGCGGTAAGAGATTATTACGCAGGGGTTAAATTAGATGCGGAGAAAGCAGATACTGAAGCATCTATTGAATTATCAAATAAAGAAGCTGAAGCTAAAAGACAAAACCTTGCTGCGGTAGGTGGTGCATTAAGTAATTTTGCAACTTTAGTGGGAGAGCAAACAGGGGCAGGAAAAGCTGCTGCTATTGCTGCTACTTTGATTAGTACTTATCAGTCTGCTCAAGATAGTTATAAATCTTTGGCAGGTATTCCTATTGTTGGTCCAGCATTAGGTGCTGCTGCTGCTGCGGTTGCTGTTGCGTCTGGTTTAAAACAAATCCAAGCTATTAAGTCTGTTAAAGTTCCCAAGAGTAGAGGTGCGGAAGGTGGTGGAGGTGCTACTCCATCGGCTTCAGGATTTACTGCTGCTGCCCAAGCACCACAATTTAATGTTATCGGAGGTGGCGCACAGAATCAGTTAGCAGGATTATTAGCAGACCAATCACAAAAACCAGTTAAGGCTTATGTGGTGAGTAATGAAGTAAGTACTGCACAAA